ACGCCGCCGGCGACGCCGTGATCGCCGTGCGCCGCCGCAACCTGACGCCGGCGCAAAAGCGCGCGCTGACCATCGCCGACAACCGCACCAGCGAACTCGCCGTCTGGGACGCCGACGCCGTGCGCGCGGCGCAGCTGGAGGGCGTGGACCTCGCGCAGTTCTGGAGCGCGGTCGAACTCCACCAACTGATCGGCGATGGCGCGCTGAAACCCGGCCGCACGGCACCCGACACGGTGCCGGCGCGACGGACCACGACGATCACGCGCGGCGATCTGTTCACGCTCGGCCCGCATCGGCTGCTGTGCGGCGACAGCACCGATCGCGGGGCCGTGGCGCGCGCGCTCGAGCGGCCCGCCGATTTCTGTTTCACGTCGCCGCCCTACTCGAATCTGCGCCAGTACGGCGGCGACGTCGATCTCTCGGTCGCGCACCTCGCGGAGTTCCTCGCGGCGGCCGCCGATCGCGTGACGCTATTCGCCGTCAACCTCGGACTTGTGCGGAAGGACAACGCGGTCGTGCCGTACTGGAACAGCTACCTCGAGGTGGCGGCGCGGCACGCGCTGAAACTTCTGAGCTGGAACGTCTGGTACCAGGGCGCGCAGGGATCGGTCGGCAAACTCTCGGCGATGTTTCCGATCGAGCACGAGTTTATCTTCGTCCTCGGGCGCGACAAGCACCGGATCGCGCGCACCGTCGCGAACAAGGCCGCCGGTCATGTACGGCCACCCGGCGATCGCCAGGCCGACGGCTCGGTGCAGCAGCGTCGATCGGTCGTGGTCGCCTCCCATCGCCCGCTGGGCACCGTGATCCAGCTGCCGCCGGAGGTCACGCGCGAGCCAGGCGTCAAGGATCATCCGGCCCGCTTTCCTGTGGCGCTCGCGGTCGCCTACGCGCGCGCCTGCACACCGGCCGGCGGCGTCCTGTTCGACCCGTTCGCGGGCAGTGGCACCACGCTGATTGCCGCCGAGCAGCTCGGCCTCGCGTGCGCCGCGATCGAGATCGATCCGGGGTACTGCCAGATGACGATCGACCGCTGGGAGGCGTTCACCGGCGCGCGCGCGGAGAAAGTGAGGGCCGCATGAGCACCGCGCGGGCGCGCACGTCGCCGCCGGCCGGCACGCTGGCGCTCAGCGACCTGCAGGCCGATCCGCACAATCGCCGTACGCACAACCCGCGCAACCTCGGCATGGTGCGAGAAGCCCTGCAAAAAGTCGGGGCCGCGCGGTCGATCGTGATCGATGAACACAACGTCGTCCTCGCCGGCAACGGCGTGCACGCGGCCGCCGCCGACGCCGGCATTCACACCGTCCGCGTCATCGACGCCGCCGGCGACGAACTGATCGCGGTGCGCCGCGCCGGCCTGACCGACGAGCAAAAGCGCGCGCTCGCGCTGTACGACAACCGATCGGGCGAACTCTCGACGTGGAACCTCGAGCAGCTCGCCGCCGACCTGCAGGGCGGCCTCGATCTCAAGCCGTTCTTTTTCGACAAAGAACTGGCCGCGATGATGCGCGCGACCCACAAGCCCGGGCTGACCGATCCCGACGCGCTGCCGGCGCTGCGCGCGACGACGATCAAGCCGGGCGACCTCTTCGCGCTCGGCGGTCATCGCGTGCTCTGCGGCGACAGTGCGTCCGCCGCCGACGTCGACCGCCTCACCCGCGACGCGCCACGGGCCGATGGGCTGTTCACCTCGCCGCCCTACAACGTCGGCGTGAAGTACGACACGCACGACGACTCGCCGCTGGCGCTGGCCGAGTACTTCGGCTGGCTCGAGGGGCTGGTGCGCGCCTGGGCGGCGCACCTGGCCAGGGGGCGCGCGTTCGTGTGGAACGTCGGGGTCAGTCCGAAAACCGCGCCGCACCGCCACGTGCTCATGCTCGAGGCCTGCGGGCTGACGTTCCTGCGTCAGTTCGTCTGGCACAAAGTCGGCGTGCCGGTGCCGACCTTCCACGCGACGCGGGTCAACCCGCGCCTGCGCAGTCTGACCTCGAACTACACGCATGAGATGCTGTTCGTCATGGGCACGAGCGACGAGCTCGCCGTGGGCGCGTCGCAGCCGGCGCACGATCACGCGCTCGAGCATGACGTGTTCTCGATGAGCCAGGCGCAGGCGACGGTCGATCTGCCGGCCGGCGAGCAGCGGACCGGCGTGCAGTCGAACCTCACGCGGCGATCGATGAAGGCGCATCCGGCGGCGTTCCCGGTCGCGTTGCCGCTCGCCTTCTTTCAGCACTACCTTGGCGCCGGCGAACTCGTGCTCGAGCCGTTCGGCGGATCGGGCAGCACGATCATCGCCGCCGAACAACACGGCGCGCGCTGCTTTGCGATGGAGATCGCGCCGACCTACTGCCAGCTGGCGATTGACCGCTGGGAAGCGTTCACCGGCCAGAAGGCGACACCGATCGCCACACCGTCGACGAGATCGAAGAAGGGAGCGCGCCGCGATGTATGCGCGGTCGCAAGCCAAAACCGACCGACCAGAAACGGCTCGAAGGGAACCCGGGCAAACGCCGGCTGAATCGGGACGAACCGAAACCGCCGCCGCCGTCCGAGGCCTTCGACCAGCCGCCGCCCGAACTCGAGAACGACGCGATCGCGGCCGCGGAGTGGCGGCGCCTGGCGCCCATGCTGCGCGTCGCGCGGCAGGTCACCGAAGCCGATCGGACGGCGCTCGTCGCGCTCTGCCTGGAGTGGAGTCGGTACCTCGACGCGATCGCCCGCGTGAAAGCGTCGGGCATGGTGGTGCAGGCGCCGAGCGGGTACCCGATGCAGAATCCCTATCTCGCGATCGCGACGAAGGCACTGGCCGGCTGCCAGAAACTCTGGCCGGAGCTCGGCCTGACGCCCTCGAGCCGGTCGCGCGTGACCGCCGCCGGCCCACTGCCCGCCGCCGGCGAAACCGAGACGACGCTGGCGCGCCTGCAGCGCCAGGCCTCGGAACTGCGACGGCCGATCCCGGTCAAATGAGAGAAGGACTGCGATGACTGAACTGTGGTCGTGCGGGGGTGGCACCCAGTCGGCGGCGATCGCGGCGCTGATCGTCTCGGGCCGCCTGCCGCGTCCGGATCTCGCGGTCATTATCGACACCGAGCGCGAGAAGTCCGAGACGTGGCAGTACGCCGATGCCTGGCTGATTCCGCAGCTCGCGGCTGTGGGCGTGACGCTGCACCGCGTCTCGAAGAGCGCGTATGCGACCGTCGACCTCTACGCGTCGAACGGCGATGTGCTGCTGCCGGTCTACACCTCGAACGGCGGCAAGTTGCAAGGGTTCTGCTCGAACGAATGGAAGCAGCGCGTGGCGAAACGGTGGGCGCGCGCGCGCGGTGTCGAGGCAGCGCGCTGCTGGATCGGTTACTCGTTCGACGAACGCGAGCGCGTGAAAGCGCCGACCGAACGGTGGTGGCAACTATGGTACCCACTGGTCGAGCGCGTCGTGCGACGCGCCGACTGCTATCGCATCGTCGCCGAGATCGGGTGGCCGCCGCCGCCGCGCTCCGCCTGCTACATGTGCCCGCATCAGTCCAACGCTGAGTGGCGCGCGCTGCGCGAGCGGGCACCGGAGGACTTCCAGAAGGCGATCGTGATCGATGAGTTGATCCGCGAGGAGGATGCGGACATGTACGTCCATCGCAGCGGCCGCCCACTGCGCGACGCGAACCTGGCCGATGACGACGACCGCCAAGGCGATCTGTTCGGTGGGTGCGACTCCGGACACTGTTTCGTCTGAGGGATCATGCCGCGCGTTCCCGTTGACGTGTTGTGGTGCGGCAACGCCCGCCAGGGCCGATCGAACGGGTGGAAGTTTCCGCTGACGCGGCCGCATGTCATCGGCGACGCCTGGCTGCCCCCGTTTCGCCAGGACGCGTTCGACGTGGTGATCCTCGACCCGCCGTACCTGGGCATCAACCAGCAGATGAAGAACGCGCTGATCCGCGGCGCCGCCTACTGCGCGCGCGAGCGGCTGATCTGGTTTCACACGATGTGGATCGCCAGCGATTCGGCGTGCGTGCTCGAGCGCGCCTGGCTGGTGCGCGTTGGCGACTCGTGCGCCTGTCGCTGCCTGCAGGTGTTCCGCACGCCGGCGCAGAAGACGGCGCCGCGGCTACATTTCACGCGCGGCCCGGCGATTCGGTACAACCGCTGGCTCGCCGGCAATCAGCGGTTGCCGTTTCCGCCCGAGGTGCGCGCGTGACGTTCCGCCATCGCGTCGATCGGTACGCACTCGCCGTCGACAGTGGGCGGATCGTCGCCGGCCCGTACGTGCGCCTTGCCTGCGCACGGCATCTCGCGGATCGGCAGCGCGCGGCGCGCAAGAGCGGCCACCCGCGCGGGTTCTTTTTCTACGAGGCCGCCGCGAATCACATCATCACGTTCTTCGAGCAGCTGCTGCGCCTGCCCGACACGCTCGACGCCGACGGCGAGCCGATCCCGTTCGACCTGACGCCGGCGAACACGTTCATCGTCGGATCGCTCTTCGGTTGGAAAATGCCCGACGGCTATCGCCGCTTCCGCGAGGCGTACGTGGAGGAGGGCAAAGGCAACAGTAAGACGCCGCTCGCCGCCGGCATCGGCCTCTACGGCCTGACGATGGACGGCGAACAGGCGGCGGAAATCTACAGCGTGGCCTCGAACATCGACCAGGCGCGGATCTGCTGGCTCGACGCCGATCGCATGGTCGAGGCCTCGCCCGATCTGTCCGAGCTGATCAAACGGGGCAAGGACAACCTCGCCTGTCCGGCGACCTTCTCGTGGTTCCGCCCGCTCTCGAAGGACAAGCGCAGCAAGTCGGGCCCGCGCCCGCACATGGTCATCTTCGACGAGGAGCACGAATACGCGGACGCCGTCGTCGTCAACAAGATGCGCGCCGGCACGAAGCGCCGGCGGCAGCCGCTCTCGCTCGGCATCACCAACGCCGGATTCGATCGGACGTCGATCTGCTGGCAGCACCACGAGCACGCGCGGAAAATGCTCGAGGGCCTGGTCGAGGACGATCGCCTGTTCGCGTACGTGTGCGCGCTGGACGAGGGCGACGATCCGCTGACCGATCGCGCGTGCCACGTCAAAGCGAATCCGAACCTCGGCATCGTGATTCAGCAGGAGTACCTCGATCGCCAGGTCACCAACGCGCGCCACATTCCGAGCGAGACCAACACGGTGCTGCGCCTCAACTTCTGCGTCTGGACGCAGGCGCACGTCTCGGCCTGGGAGATGGCGAAGTGGCGGCAGTGCGCGACGTTGACCTGGACGCCGGAAGATCTGATCGCGGCGCGCTGCTACGGCGGGCTCGACCTCGGCCAGACCGACGACTTCGCGGCCTGGGCGCGCCTCTGGGAGCTGCCCGAGTACTGCGTGGTCGCGATGCGGTTCTGGCTGCCGCGGATCGCCTTGACGAAGTATCCCGATCGGCCGTACGCCGAGTGGGAGCGCGCCGGCCTGCTGACCGTGACCGAGGGCGACACCACCGATCTCGACCTGATCGAGGAGACGATCGAGGCGGACGCGCGCGAGGACGGCGTGCTCGAGATCGCATACGACAAACGCTTCGCGCAGCAGCTCGCGCTGCACCTGCAGGGCGCCGGCCTCACGATGGTCGACACGCCGCAGGGCTTCTATTTGAACGAGGCGATCAAGTCGACGCAAAAACTGATCGCCGACGTCGCGCTGGCGCACGGCAACAACCTGATCCTGTCGTGGATGATGGACAACAGCGTCGTGCGCAGTGGCCGCAACAAAGAGATCCGGCTCGACAAGAACGCGTCGAAAGACAAGATCGACGGCGCGGTGGCGCTCGTCATGGCGAACGCGCGACGGATCGCGCAGCTGCCCGAGCAACCCGCCGAGGATCCGGATCTGGTCATCGCGTAGGGAGGGTGCGCCCATGGGAGATCCTCGCCGGCCCGGCCGTCCGCCGTTGGCGCCTGGACAGCACCCGGCGCGCGTGCAGGTGCGGGTCACACCCGCCGACTACGATCGCGCCTATCAGCGGGCCCAGCGCGAGGGCATTAGCGTCGCGGAGCTCCTGCGCCGGGGCCTGTCGCGCGAGTTGACCGACGACGCCGCGGACGAATAACCGACACCGAAAATTCCCTCGGCGGGCGTTTGCCCGACACTGACGGGCACATGAGGTGGTGGCGCGCGCTGATGTGGTGGCGACCGCCCTGCCTCCTGCGGACCGTGGTGATCAGTCTGAAAGACGATCCGGGCGTCGGCTTGCACGGTGTGCTGTGGCGCACGCGCGGGCCGTGGCTCGTGCTGCGCCAGCCGTCGACGCTCTCGGCGGACGGCCAGAAGACGGCGATCGCCGGCGCCGAGGCCCTCGTGCATCGCTCCAACGTCGCGTTTCTCGTGGTGGAGTCCTGATGGCGATCGTCCCGGTGGCGGGCGGCGGTTATCAGGTCGTGCGCGGCGACCCGACGCGGCCGCCCTACGGCGGGACGCCGTACTACGCGGCGGCGACGTCGACCTGGATGCTGTCGGCCGCCTACGCCGCGATCTACGCGACGCAAATCAACGTGCGGAAGTGCGTGGACTTCCTCGCCCGCAACGCCGCGCAAGTGGGCCTGCACGTCTTTCGACGGGTCAGCGACACCGACCGCCAGCGGGTGAGCGATCACCCGCTCGCGCAGTGGCTCGCGAACCCGAATCCGGCGATGACCGCCTACCGCCTGATCGAGGCGTTGATGGCCGATCTCGCGCTCTACGGCCAGGCGTACTGGCTGAAGGATCGGCAGAGCGGCGGGCGGCTGTCGCTCGTGCGCCTGCCGCCGCAGGAGATCACCGTGTATGGCGGCTTGCTCCCGACCGCCTTCGTGTGGACCGTCGGCGGCGGGCCCGTGCCGCTGCCGACGAGCGACGTCGTGCCCTTCGGCACCTACAACCCGATCGATCCCAAGTGCGGGTTGTCGCTGCTCGAGTCGCTGCGCCTGACGCTCGAGGAGGACCTGGCCGCGAACGAGTCGCGCCGACGCTACTGGCAGAACGGCACGCGGATCGACGGCGTGATCCAGCGGCCGCGCGAGGCGCCGAAATGGACGCCGCCGCAGAAACAATCCTTCCGCGAGCAGCTCCAGGCGCGTCATAGCGGGCCGCAGGGCACCGGCGGCGTGCTCGTGCTCGAGGAGGGGATGACCTTTCAGCCGATGGGGTTCTCGGCGAAGGACTCCGAGTACATCCCGGCGCGCAAGTTCAGCGCGGAGGAAGTCGCCGCGCTGTATCAGATCCCGCTGCCGATGGTTGGCATTCTCGATCACGCGACCTTCTCGAACATCAAGGAACAGCACAAGCAAATGCTCACGGACTGCCTCGGGCCGTGGTTCACGCACATCGAGCAAGGCATTGAGAAGTTCCTGCTGCCGGAAGCGGCCGAGAGCGCCGACGTGTACGTGGAGTTCAACGTGGCGGAAAAACTCAAAGGCTCGTTCGAGGAGCAGACCAACGGCTTGCGGGTCGCGGTGGGCCGGCCGTTCATGACCGCGAACGAAGCGCGCGCGCGACTGAACCTGCCGCGCATGACCGATGACCCGACCGCCGATCAGTTGGCGGCGCAGCAGGGCGGCCCGAGTACCGGCGCGTCGGTGGACGCCGGCGGCGGCACGCCGCCGCCCGACCCCGCGGCGGCGGCGCAGGTCGAGCCGGTCGTGCGCGCGGCGCTCGCGCGCCAGGCGGCGCGGCTGCAGAAGGTCGCAATCGACGCGCGGGCGGACAGCCTGAACCACGCCCGCTGCACCAGCGAGCTCGCCGCCGATCTCGCGCCGCTGCTCGGTCGTGCCGGCGCGCTCGAGTATGCGGCGCGCGTCACCGATCAGACCTACGTGATGCTCGTCGAACGCCGCGACCCGTTCGCCGTCGATCGCGACCTGCCTTCCCGCGAGGTGCCGTATGCCCCGTAATCCGAGTCGGTACGATCACCTGATCGCGTTCGCGCTCGAGCATCCGTGGGCGATCACGCCGGCGATGGGCAGTCTGATCGCGGGCATTCTCGCGCGTCGGCTGGCGGGTGACGATCCCGACGAGGCCGCGATCGCGGCTGCCCGCGCCGCGCGGGCGACGCAGAGCGTCCCGGTCACCTCCGAGGGCGGCCTGGTGGCGGTGATTCCGCTGCACGGTGTCATCGCGCCGCGCATGAATCTGTTCTCGGACGTCTCCGGCGGCGCGACGTTCGAGGGCTTGACGGAGCAGCTCCACGCCGCGATGGCCGATCCCGCGGTGAAAACGATCGTCTTCGACGTCGACAGCCCGGGCGGCAACGTCGCCGGCGCCACCGAGTTCTCGCGCGAAGTGCTCAAGGCCCGCACGCAAAAGACGATCATCGCGTCGGGCAATCATCTGCTCGCCAGCGCGGCGTACTGGGCGATGGCCGGCGCCACCGAGATCGTGGCGTCGCCGTCGTCGCTGGTCGGATCGATCGGCGTGCTGACGCTCCACGACGACATCACCGCGGCGCTCGACAAACTGGGGATCAAGCGCGAAGTGATCAGCGCCGGGAAATACAAGGGCGAAGGCGCCGGCGGCGGACCGCTGACACCGGAGGCGCGCGCGCATGTCCAGGACTTAATCGACGGCGCGTACGGCCGCTTCGTTGGCGACGTGGCCGTGGGGCGCGGTGTCAAGCCGGCGGCGGTGCGTGCCGGCTTCGGCGAAGGCCGCGCGTTGGGAGCTGAGGCGGCGCTCGAGGCGGGACTCATCGACCGCATCGCGCCGCTCGAAGAGACACTCGCCCGCGTGACGAAAGCGCCGACGGGCGCCGGCACGCGTGTGGCGGTCGTTGCACCGTCCGTGACCACAGGCCAGGAGCCGCCGATCGCGGCCACGTCTCAGGAGTCACGCGCCGTGCGCGATCCCTCGTTTGTCGAGTACGAGCAGCGGGTGCTCGCGCTCGCCTTGAAGGGGCTGCAATGAACATCCTGCAACTCGAACGCGACCTGCGCGCCGCGAAGGAAAAAGCCGCGGGCCTGATCGCCGAGACGACGCGCGCCTGCGAGGCGCATGTGGTGGTCAACGCCGACGGTACGAAGACCACCGGCCGGCTGATGACCGACGAGGAGAAACAGAAGATCGGCGCTGCGCTCGCGGAGGCCGAAGCGATTCAGAAACGCATCGACGCCGCCAAGGGCGACGCGGACCTGATCGCGCGGCTCGACAAACTGACCGGCACCGGCGGACCGGCGCGGCCGTTCTCCCTCGGTGCGGCGCCCTTCGAGCGGCGCAGCATCGGCCAGCAGTTCACGCAGTCGCCCGACTTCCGCGACTTCATCAAGAGCGGCGCGCACCGGGGATCGAACGCCTGGACGTCGCCGGCGATCGAGTGCTACGAGCCGGCGCCGTCGATGTACGGCACGCTGCTGAGCGAGGACCCCGCGTCCGGCGGCAAGCTCGTCGTCCCGCAGTACCTGCCCGGCATCCAGCCGTTGATGTTCAAGCGGCTCGTCGTCGCACAGTTGATCGCGTCGGGCACGACCGGCTCGAACGCGATCATCTACATGGTCGAGACGACGTTCACCAACGCCGCCGCACCCGTGGCGGAAGGGGCGGCGAAACCGGAAAGCGCGCTCGTGTTCGATCAGCGGACCGATCCGGTGCAGAAGATCGCGCACTGGCTGCCGGTGACTGAGGAGCTCCTCGAGGACGAGCCGGCGATCGCGGCCTACATCGACGCGCGCCTCACGCTCGGTGTGCAGCTGGCCGAGGAAGACCAACTCCTCAACGGCAACGGCACGCCGCCGAACATCCTCGGCCTGATGAATCGCTCCGGCCTCGCGACCGCCGTCGCGCGCAACGCCGGCGCGACGCCGCCCGAGACCAACGCCGACGCCATCCTGCGCCAGATCACCGCGATCGCCACCACCGCCTTCGTCTACCCGGAAGGCGTCGTGATGAACCCGACGAACTGGTTCACGATCCAGACGAGCAAGGACAACAACGGCCAGTACTACGGCGGCGGCCCGTTCTCGCCGCTGCCGACGCCGACGCTGTGGGGTCTGCCCGTGGCGCCGACGCCGTCGATCGTGTTGGGCACGGCCTTGGTCGGCGCGTACAACTCGCAGGCGCAGGTGTTCCGCAAGGGCGGCATCCGCGTGGCGGCTTCAAATTCGCACCAGGATTATTTCGTCAAGAACCTGGTGGCGATCCGCGCCGAGGAACGGCTCGCGCTGGCCTGCTATCGCCCCGGCGCGTTCGGCAAAGTGACGGGCCTCAACTGATGACCGCTGCTGTCGACGTCCAGGCGGTCGATATGTCGGTGCCGGGCTGGAGCAATCAGCCGCCCGGCCCGACCGTCCCGACGCCCACCGAGCAGACGCCGACCTTCCCGCCGCCCGGCTTCAGCAACGCCGGCGCCGCGGCGACCGGCGCGCTTGCCGGCATCCCGGGCAGCTTCACGCCGGCCGGCGCGCAGCTGCCGCTCGCGATGACCGGCATCACCGCCACGCCGGCGACGGCGTGGACCCCCGGGCAATACGTCGTCCTGCGCGACGGCTCGTACCAACACTGGACGAGCACGGCGTGGGCCGGCGGGAAAGCGTGACCCCATGACTGACGAGACTGGTGAGACGGTCGAGGCGCCGGCGCCGCCGGCGCCCGGCTGGAGTAACACGACGGACACCGTCGGCGAGGCGCCGCCGCCGCCGGTCGAGGCGGGCGATCAGGAGCTCGCGCCGGGCTGGTCGAACGAGCGGGCCGTCCGACGTGAGGACACGGAGACGCCATGAGCCTCTGGTGGCCGGACCCTGGCCCGTGCCCGGTGGACGATGCGCCGCATACGACGTGCACGAGTCCGGACGCGGTCGGCCGCCGGATCGTGATCGTGCAGCTGCCGATGCGCGATGCCCAACTCGAGGCGGCGCGGCCGGCGATCGCCGCGCCGCCGGTCGTGACACTGCAACCAGGCGAGGTCACGACGGCGACGTACCGCCGGAAGAAGCGCGCATGACCGAGCCGCGCGCCGCCGCCAGTTCGTTCGTCCGCCCGCCGTGGGCACAGCCGGCGGCGGTCGCCTCCGTGCTGGTCGACGGGCCCGCGGAGGAACCGCTGACGATCGCGGAGGGGAAGTTGCGCGCCGGCCTCGACTGGCCGGACGGCGATCCGCGCGACGACCTGATGGCGAGTTTCATCGCCGCGGCGCGGAACAAGGTCGAGCAGGACACCGGCCTCGCGTTGCTGACGCAGACGCGCGATGTCACGTGGTACTGGGAGCCGGAGGCGGCGCCGATGCAACTGCCGCTGCCGTGGCAGGCGGCGCCCGTGCAGTCGATGACGGACCCGCAGGGCCGCGTCATCACGGCCACCGTGATCGCCGGCACGCTGGTCCTCGAGTGGAGCACGCCGCCGGTCGCTGGCACGTACCGGATCGTCGCCGGCTGGCCGTCGGTCGATGCGCTGAAGGCCGAGGCGCCGCTGCTCTATCACGCCGTCGGCCTGTTAACGGCGCACTTCGCCACGCTCGGGCGCGACCTCGCGAGTACCGATGCGGCCACGCTGGTGCCGTACGGCTATGAGGAGGCGATCGCGCCGCATCGGCTGATCTGGTTGACGTAATGGGGCTGATTGGCGTGCAGACGGCGATCAGCGCGCGCGTGCAGCGCGTGTCGCTCGTCGGTCCCGGTGGGGCGCCCGTCCCCGATGGCGATGGCGGCTACACCGTGCCGCCGGCGGCGCTCGATCCGCCGATCGTCTCGGCGGAGATCCGACCGGCGACCACGGCGGATCTCGAGCGCCTGGCCGCCGGCACCGTGCTGGCGCAGGCGAGTCAGTTGGTGTTCATGCCGTTCCACCCGGGCGTCGACACCACGACGGTCCTGTCGTGGACCGACCCGGCCGGACGCGCGCACACCGCGAGCGTCGTCGGCGCGGTCAACGTCGACGGGCGCTGCCGCGAGCTCGTGGTCGGCATCGTGGAGATCGTGCCGTGAGTCTGCGCTTCCGCTTCGAGGGCCTCGAGGAGCTGAAACAACAGCTCCTGAAGTTGCCGGCGGATCTGGCCGGTGACGCCGTCGACATCGTGCAGGGCATCGCCGACGAGGCGGCCGACGCGGTGCGCGACGGGTACCCGGTGCGCGAGACCGGGCTGCATCCGGGACGGTTCCGCAAAAGTAGGTGGTTTCCGCCCGGGCAACTCAAGGGGCGCGTGTCGGTGCGCCGCAGCAACGGGCCGACGTGGACCGGCGCCGAAGTCATCAGCGGCTCGCCGATCGCGTGGTTGTACGACAACGGTTCGGAGGCGCGGCACTGGCGCAACGGGAAGTACGTCGGCCGGATGCCGCCGACGCACCACTTCGTCAAAACGATGATCCGCTACCGCGCGATCATGGGCGAGGCCCTCAAGCGCCTGCTCGAATACGCCGGCCTCCGCGTCACGGGGTCCTACACCGATGCTGCCTGATGCCTCCGACATCGACGCGGCGATCCTCGCCACGCTCAGCGGCGACGCCACGCTGCAGGCGCTCGCGCCGCAAGGCGTGTGGTTTGACGAGGCGCCGGCCGGGTCGAAGGCGTTCGTGATCGTGTCGCTCGTCGATGAGCGCGACGAAGAAGAATTCGGCCAATGCGCGTACGAGGACGCGCTCTATGCGGTGACCTTTCGCGAACTGAAGACGCCCAACGG